CATCTGAAGAGTTCTTGAATAATGAAGAATACAAGAATGCAGCAGAATTAGGAAAACCAGGAATTATCAAAAGAATGGATGCTACTTCTAAATCTTTATTTGATTTTGGAGATACACTTGAAAACGAATAGGAAACCTTATATGGATAGGATATTGGAGAAATAAATGGCAGAGATTGACAAGTCGCTTCCGAACGTGAAGCAGAAGATAGAAATTGCAGGACCCGAAGAATCTCAAGTAGATATTCAAGAAACAGCAGAACAAGCCCCAGAAGGTGTAGAAGTCACCCCAACAGAAGATGGCGGTGCGGAAATTAATTTTGATCCACGGTCCGTGAACCAGGAGCAGACGGAAAACCATTTTGACAACTTGGCTGAACTGCTACCCGACGATGTTCTCGATCCCTTAGGCAATCTGCTTTATACGAATTATCAAGACTACAAAACATCTAGACGAGATTGGGAGCAATCCTACACGTCTGGTCTGGATCTTTTAGGATTTAAATACGAAACACGAACCGAACCCTTTAAGGGCGCATCAGGGACCACGCATCCGGTGATGGCGGAAGCGGTAACACAATTTCAAGCTCAAGCCTACAAAGAACTTCTTCCAAGCGAAGGACCCGTTCGTACACAGATTTTAGGAATGCCGGATCGGAACAAGGATGATCAGGCAGCAAGAGTTAAAGATTTCATGAACTATCAGATTATGAATGTCATGAAAGAATATGACCCTGAATTCGATCAGATGTTATTTTATCTGCCGTTATCAGGTTCTGCCTTCAAGAAAGTTTATTACGACGATTTACTGGGACGAGCCGTTTCAAAGTTTGTTCCAGCCGACGACTTAGTGGTTCCGTATGCCGCTACCTCATTAGAGGATGCGGAAGCCATTATGCACGTCGTAAGAATGTCAGAAAATGATTTAAGAAAACAACAGGTCGGAGGATTTTATCGAGACATTGAAATACGACCGGGATTTTTTCAAGAATCAGAACTGAAAGAAAAGGAACGAAAACTTGAAGGAGTCAGCAAAGGGAAAAACGAAGAGGTTTTCACGTTGGTGGAATGCCATGTTAATCTGGACTTGGACGGATTTGAAGAAACAGGGGAAACAGGTGAACCGACAGGCATTAAGCTGCCTTACATTGTAACGATTGAAGAAGGCACAAGAAAAGTTTTATCCATTCGAAGAAACTTCGACCCTGGCGATCAGAACAAGAAAAAAATTCAATACTTCGTTCATTTCAAATTTTTACCAGGACTTGGCTTCTACGGCTTTGGCCTAATACATATGATTGGTGGATTAAGCAGAACGGCAACGTCTGCGCTTCGTCAATTATTAGATGCGGGTACGCTCTCCAATCTACCCGCAGGATTTAAAATGCGCGGCATTAAGATGAGAGATGAAGCCCAAGCTATACAACCAGGCGAATTCAGGGATGTCGATGCACCCGGAGGAAACTTAAAAGATGCGTTTATGATGCTTCCGTTTAAGGAACCATCCGCAACGTTACTTCAACTTTTAACAATAGTAGTGTCTTCTGGACAACGATTTGCATCGATTGCCGATATGCAGGTCGGTGACGGTAATCAGCAGGCGGCGGTTGGAACAACCGTGGCTTTACTCGAAAGAGGATCAAGGGTGATGTCGTCTATTCATAAAAGACTGTATGCAGCTTTAAAAGTTGAGTTTCAGCTTTTAGCAAGAATTTTTAAAACGTATTTACCACCAGTCTATCCTTACGATGTCGTAGGAGGACAAAAACAAATCAAACAAACTGATTTTGACGATAGAGTCGATATCATTCCTGTAGCGGATCCTAATATATTTTCACAAACACAAAGAATTTCTATTGCACAAACAGAATTACAACTGGCGCAATCCAATCCAGGACTTCACAATTTATACAAGGCCTATCGGGACATGTATCAGGCTTTAGGGGTAAAAAATATTGATCAAATTTTACCACCACCGCCTCCACCACAACCGAAAGATCCTGCCTTAGAGCATATTGACGCTTTATCAGGAAAACCGTATCAAGCTTTCAAAGGACAAGACCATAGAGCTCATATTACATCGCATTTAAACTTTATGTCGACAACGATGGCAAAAAATAATCCAATGATTCTTGGAAGTTTGGAAAAAAATATTTTTGAGCATATTTCCTTGATGGCAAATGAACAAGTTGAAATAGAATTTCCACAACAACTACAACAAATGCAATTAATGCAGCAAAATCCTCAAATGATGCAAGATCCAAAGGCTCAACAACAAATGCAACAAGTGATGTTGCAAATTGAATCAAGAAAAGCTAAACTCATTGCTGAAATGATGGAAGAATTTATGATTGAAGAGAAGAAAATTATCTCTCAATTTGACAATGACCCAATTGCTAGGCTTCGGTCAAGAGAATTAGACCTTAAAGCGATGGAGGATCATAGAAAAGGTCAAGAGAGCCAAGATCGTCTTAACTTAGATCGTATGAAAGCGATGATGAATCAAAGTACGCAACAAGAAAAGATAGAACAGAACGAAGAATTGGCTGAATTGAGAGCAGAAACGTCTTTAGAGAAACAAGAAATGGCAAATCAGGCTCGAAAAGAACTTGCTCGGATGAAACCGAGAAGTAAATAAAAAAACAAAGGAGGCATAATGACAAGAGGAGTAGGATACGCACCAACAGCAGGAAAAGCAAAAACGATTGCTACACCGGATGTAAATAGAAACAATAAATCGGTTCCAAAAAGTGGTGACATAAAAGATAAACAGCCCATGAAAAAACTGTTTGCTCGTCAACAAAAACCAGTAACCTGGACATAAGATGGCTTGGTTTGGATTAGCAAAAATAGCACTTCAAGCGGGAGGCAAGATATATGCCAACCGTCAGAAGACAAAAATGGCAATGTCTGATGCACAATTGATGCATGCAGAACGTATGGCCCGAGGTGAAGAATCTTACCAGGGCAAACTTTTAGAATCGCGAGATAACGACTGGAAGGACGAGATAGTTTTGGCGATATTAACGTTGCCCATCATAGTGCTCGCATGGGCAGTATGGACAGACGATCCGCAGGCAATGGTCAAGATAAACATCTTCTTTGAGCATTTCTCGAACCTGCCAAAATGGTTTACAAATTTGTGGATTTTGGTCGTAGCGAGTGTATTTGGCATAAAGGGTACTCAAGTATTCCGTAATGGAGGCAAGAAAAAATAGTGACTAGTAAATGGACTGAAAAATTTAGAGAACTCGGAAAAAAGGGAGGAAAAACTAAAGATTTTAAAGATTTATATTTTAAAATGAAATCTAGAGCCGTTCCTATTGATCTTGGAGAATTATCAATACACGATATGATGATGAGTGGAGCTACACAAAGCGAACTTAAAAAAGGTGGGCTTGTAAGAAAAGGCAAACCTAGATTAACTAAGAAAGGATGGAAATAATGGACCCTTTAGTTATCGTTGCTAAATTACAAAAACTTTTAAGAGACAATCTTCAACGTGTTGGTGACACTATGATTAGTGGAGGTGTTGACAATATGGAAAAATATCAATATATGTTAGGACAAGCACGTACATACCAGTACATGCTACAGGAAATCTCTAACCTGCTTAAAGAGAAGGAGCAAAAAGATGAACAAGGAAACATTATCAACATCACCGGAAAGCCCAAAACATAAGCTTGCCTTAGAGGAAAAATACAAAGAAGAAACGGAAAAGTTACCAAAACCAACAGGTTGGCGTATTTTAGTTCTACCTTTTAAAATGAAGGAAAAGACAAAAGGTGGGGTTATTATGGCTAATACAAGTTTGGAAAGACAGCAACTTGCCGCACAATGCGCAAATGTATTGGCTGTAGGTCCTGATGCTTATAAGGATAAAGACAGATATCCACAAGGTCCGTGGTGCAAAGTGGGAGATTGGATAATCTTTGCACGTTATGCAGGATCAAGGATAAAAATAGAAGGTGGGGAAGTTCGTCTATTAAATGACGATGAAATTTTAGCAACCATCAAGAATCCAGAGGATCTCTTGCATGAATTTTAACCATAGGAGGAACTATGCCAGATGAAGTAAAAAAATCTGAAACAAAAGAAGAAAAGAAGGAAAATATGGTGGACATCGATACTTCAGGACCAGGAGCCGAAGTTGATCTACCAGAAGAGAAGACTAAAGAAGAAAAACCAGAAATAGAGGTACAAGATGAAAAAACTACTGAAGACAGTCCTAAGTCCGATGACGCAGTTGAGAAATCTGACGAGCAGTTGGATGTTCGAGATAGCAAGGACGATAAAGAACCAGTACAAGAGAAAAAGGAAGAAGTAAAAAAAGAAAAAGAACTTGAAGAGTATAGTGAAGGCGTTAAAAGACGTATTGCTAAACTTACGAAAAAAATGCGTGAAGCGGAAAGACAAAGAGAAGCCGCTTTAACGTACGCTAAAAAAGTTCAGGAAGAACAGACTTTTTTAAAAGATCGATTGACTAAATTAGACACGGGATTTGTGTCTGAAATGGAGGGTCGAATCAACTCTAGCTTAGATGCAGCACAAACGAAACTTCGTACTGCGAGAGAAGCTGGGGACATTGAAGCTGAAGTTAAGGCTCAAAAAGATATTGCACGTTTGGGTTATGAAGAAGCACGATTAGCTGAAATCAAATCTAGACAGGTAGTAAAAGGTAAGGAAGAGAGCAGGGAAGTTAAACAACAAACAATTACTCAACAAGAGCAACCATTACCAGCACCCGATCCAAAAGCAGAAGAATGGGCAAGTAAAAACACTTGGTTTGGCACAGATAATGCCATGACCTATACGGCTTTTGATCTACATAAGAAACTGGTAGAGGAAGAAGGGTATGATCCAAAAAGTGAGGAATATTATTCTGAAATTAATAAAAGAATAAGAGTTGCATTCCCACAGAAATTTGGTAATACTAGTACACAAGAAACGATTAAACCTGTGCAGAACGTAGCTTCGGCTAAAAGAAGCAACAGGGGAACTAGTCGCAAAACTGTGAAACTCACATCGTCACAAGTAGCAATTGCTAAAAAATTAGGTGTGCCACTTGAAGAGTATGCGAAACATTTAAACGTGAAGGAATAAGCATATGAAAATAGAAGATAAAAAAACTCCACACGCGTCCATCACTAGAGAAAAAACTTCTCGGAAAAAAGAATGGACTCAACCCTCATCTCTGGATGGACCCCCTGCGCCCGACGGGTACAGGCATAAGTGGATAAGAGCAGAAACTATGGGCTTTGACGATACAAAGAACATGGCTGCTAAAATTAGATCGGGATACGAGCTTGTAAGAGCTGATGAATATCCAGGATTTGAATATCCAACTATGACCGAAGGAAAATACAAGGGGATCATTGGAGTTGGCGGCCTTTTGCTGGCAAGGATACCAGAAGAGATCGCAAAATCGCGTGCTGAATATTTCAATAGAATGACTCAGGACACAGATGACGCAGTACAAAACGATCTTTTGAAGGAACAGCACCCAAGTATGCCGATCGATAGTGATCGACAGACTCGTGTAA